GTTTTGAGCGCAGGAAGCGCATCAAAACCGACCGCCAAATTTCCACGGAGGGAGGGGAGTCATCGCGCAAGGCGCGATGACCTGCGCGGCCGGGGTCGCCTTCTTTTGGTTACTTTTCTTGGCTGATCATTGCTGAGATAAATGCTATCGCATCTGTGGGAAAAATAGGGATTTTCCGGGAGTTATAGAGTGTTCATTGGATAGAAATGGAAAAGGATTTGCCATAAGCGCAATTGTATCGCGCGCCCTGTATCATAGATTAACGTTGAGCTACGAGGGGCATCGGCTTGGATGCGTTTGCCATGTGGGCGTGAATAGTTAAATCTTTATCACTAAATCCCCAATCTGGACCGAATTTAGTCCGCGCAATACCGGCTGAGATGGGGTAATCGACTCGGTGATGGTATCTTGGCTTCCAAACAAAGTGGCAAGACCAGCCGCCCCCCGTGATGTCACTTTTTTAATTTCTTTAGTGTCAGCAGGTCGTGTGTATTCAATTGACTTCAAGGTGGAGAGTTTTGCTTGCACATGCTCTACCTGTGCGCGACCCTTGACTATCTCTAACTGCTCGATTTCTTCGCCCGTATCGGGATCAAGGATGACATCGCCTAGCCCAACAACAAGGAACTGCATTCCAACTTCAACGTCCTGCTCCGCCCCAGCGTTGATGACCACCGAAAAGGTATCGGGAACATGGACAACTTTTGCAAAGTATCTGTCTTTGTTCATTATCTTGAATTCTCTAAATAAGTTGTGCCTGAATCGCGGAGAACGGGACTACTGGCCGAACAAGAATTGTCTTCAGGTCAATATTGGGATTGATTGGCGCCTCATTAGAGGAAGATGTCGGTAGAATCCGAATCTGAATGAAACGCTCTTGAATATGGTGAACAGCGCCAAGGAATATAAGCCGTTCTATGTCATCCACGTTCGAGTAGCAGCCAACAACGATTTGGTTTCCGAAATTTTCATTGCGACGTATAAGTAGAATTTGATCGTCCGACAAGTATTTGATTGGTACTTCGTAGGGCGCCGGCGGCCTCTTCTCATTAACTAGGTCGAAGACTAACTTTAATAAGATGATCGCAACAGTCGAGAACAACCAGATGGCTAGCAACATCCACTTGACGCTAATCTCTTGCGATGTATTTATAAACATGGTCACAAGTGCTGAGAGGAAGCCGGCTGCACCGACCGCCAAAGACACTCCTGTGGCACTGAAGACCGCTTGATTTATCCGATCCTTCATCATTAACAATTCACGCGGCTCTCAGACGCCCTGATTAATCGATAGGCAAGCCATACTCACTAGAAGCAGGTATATCTGGAGTGCCAATCGATTTCGAGGATTACGCTTTTCGTGCGGACCCACAGGTTCTATATCCATTCTAATGGTTTGTTATTAGTCTGGAGACCGCACCAGTACATGTATGATATAGTCCCAAATTTTAGCTTTATTATGGGCCATAATCCAGCTACTCCCATTAAAAGCTCCTCTTTGACGGGCTCAAACGATTTCGATTTTCCGATTGTTCACGTGAACAACTCCCCCTGCCGCCGCTCAACCTCCCGCCGCCTGACCCGCTCCACCAGCTTATAGATGCCGTGCACGGTCGGCTTGTACCGGCGGGCCAGCTCCGCATGGTTGACCCCGGTGAACTCACCATAGATGCGCAGATCGCGTTCCGCCAGTTTGAAATGGTAATCCTTCGGGAAGCTGATCAACTGGCCGCCCCAGTGCTCGGCCAGGATGTTGGCGATGGCGACGCCGGCCTGATCGGCCACGTCGGCGGCGATGCCGTAGTCCCTCAGCGTGGCCGCGGCGTGGTCGGCCACATCGGACAACAGCTCATGCCGCGCCGCCTCCATCCTGGAAGCCCGCTTTTCAGTCATGGGGTTGCCCCTCCGATCCACGGAGCCGACGTGCCCGCCAGCCCTTGAGCGATTCGAGCACCATCACCGCTAGGCGGCGGTCCCGCTCCAGCCAGTCCAGCCGATCGACGCCGATGCCATTGGCCTTGGCCGTCTGACGTTTCACCCACCGCTCCAGAGCCGGCTCCGACGCATCGGCGACGATCCCCGCAGCGCCCATATCGATCCACAGCGCCCGGATTTTATCGACCAGCGACTTGTCCTTGCGGTGGGCGGACATCGGGCTGAGCCGCCGCGCCGGTTTCCACCCGGATAAGCGCATCCGGCCGACCACCCGGACCAGTTGCGGCACCGTCATGTCCGAACAACTGCTGTTGCCGGTTTCGGTCCGCAGCAGCACCCGATAGGCGTCCTCATCCAAGCCTAAAAACGCCTTGGCAATGTGGATTTGCGCTATCAGCCTGCGGCGGTAATCCCCGGCTCGACGGTCAGTCATAGCACAGCCTCGCGTGATGCCGGCGATCAATGCAGCCGGCCATGAGGGTCACCGTCCTGGAACACACCGTAGATATTCTTTACCTGTCCGCAGACCGCATTGAACGCGGCCACGCCGACGCACTGCGCGGACGTCATGCGCGGGTTCTGGCTGCCCATATTGATGGTGACCAGCACCGTGCCGTCCATATCCTCCAGCTCGATCACAACCTTTGCCATACCGTCCTCCATTACAGTGTTGCGATATCCAGCACGATCTGCTGCCACTGATCGCTGCCGCCGATGCGCTCGTATAACCGCACGTAGGATTTGCTGCCCGCCACCTGCACGCTGTCGCGGATCGCCTGCATGGCCTGCTGCCATTGCTCGTCGCTGATCGCGAGCCGGGTCAGGCCCAGCACGCGGCCGGTGCTGATCTTGCCGGTTTTATCGGTCTGAAAGGCATGCTCCACGAGCGCGCGGATTTCGATTCGCGACCCCTCGGTCCAGCGATGAATGCACTGGTCGATCAGTGATTTCGCCACCACCAGGCGCTCATCGAACGTCAGGTACTCCGCATTGGCGCGCACCACCTTGTAGCGGCCGTCAAAGCTCGTCAGCGTCACATTGCCCTTGTCGCCGCCGATCCTGGCGCCGTATTTCTCCGCGGAGAGCTCGATAAACGCGGCAATGTCATCCATCGTGCGGGTTTTGAACAAAATCATCGCATCCTGCAAGGCTCGGGCATTGCGGATGATGTCGCGCACCAGATCATCGCGCGCCATATCGATGTCCGAAACCAGATTGCGCGGCACCAGGTGCCCCTGCGCATTTTGTAAAAAACCATCAGGGATCGTGTGCGTGTTCATAGCGAGCGGTCCTCCCTCATCGAATCCCAGTACACCCGACAACTTTTCACGACGACGTGATGCCGATAGCGGCGGTCGGCGCCGCCGCTGCCGGACATGAGCGACACCGCCGCCGGCAGTGCCCGAGTCTGTGCATCAGGCATAATCTCGATCACAGGCTGCGCGCCTTCGATATGTACACCCAGCACGGTGAAGCCGCGCATCATCAGCTCGACTAGCGCCTCGTTACAGATTTCAAATTGTCTGGAAACATGCCGGTTCTGCGCCGACAACACGCGATCGGATCGCTGGCTGGTGCGCACGTAACGCGGTGTGCTGATCAATGCGTTCATGCTCACACCTCGCGGATCACATCGGCGGTGACACGCGGCACGCCCAGCTCCGCCGCGGCGTTGATCGCGGCTGTCAGCACGTTGTTGACCGCCAGCGGATACAGCACCGAATAACCCGGCTGGCCGGCGCGCCGGGGCGCTCCGGTCAGCTTCTGACGCAGCGCTTCGATCGCGGCAATGTCCATCACTTCGGTCAGCGGTTTTTTCACCCGGTCGAAAATATGTTTCAGGTAATTGGGCAAATGCTCGCCCAACGGTTCGAGCGTCACCACCTCGATCCGCTGCACCACCTCGCGCACCTGCGGGTTGCGCTCGTCCAATTTCTGACCGAGTTCGTTTTGACCGACCAGCACAATGCCCAGCAGTTTTTTAAAACCGTCCTCCAGCTCGAAAAACCGCTTCAGGTGTTTCAGCGTGGCCATCGGCAGGACGTGCGCCTCCTCGATCATCAGCAGGTGCGAATTGCCCGCACGGTGCGACTCCCTGAGCGCGTTGTGCAATTGCCGGAACCGTACTTCGGACGAACGCCGCAGCAACTCGCGCGGCGCAATCTGCGCCATGATCGCCTCGGCGATATGCACCGCCTTCAGGGATTTGCCGGCGACATCGTTTTCCTCCAGCCCAATCACATACGGTTCGATGACCACGGTGGAATGGCCGTCGCGCTGGATGCGCTCCAGCAGATCGCGCCGCAGCGTCGATTTGCCCGCGCCCGATTCGCCGACCACGGCCATGAAACCGCCGTGGCGGGCCGTCTGGTACAACGCTTCCCGCACATAGCGGATATCGGGCGAAACGAACACGTCATCCGACGACTCCACCTCCGCGAACGGGTCGCGCACCAGACCGAAGGCTTTGCGCGCCGCTGGCGTCAGCACCTGTTTGCGTAGCAACATGCCATCTTCCCCCTCATTGTCTGTCCTGTCCGGGGCCGGCTTTTTTTCCAGGCTGGCGCAGGGCATGACCCAATCGACAAATGCCGCCTCCAGCATTTCCGGTGACGCCCCGTGCTGCACCAGATAGCTGTGGACTCCCTGCTTCAGCACCGCGCGCGCAGTCCGTTTTGGCCAGATGCCGTGATTGACCAACTGCGCCACCGATGACTCGCTCATCTTCAACCAGGCGCCGAGCTCAACCTGTTTCAGCGCCATGTCCTTCAGTACGAGTTTCAGATTCAGTCCCGCCATGTTCACTCTCCCACCACGCGCAGCGCGGGTTTATCGGTAGCGCGCAGCTCCGTTGCGATCCGTTCCAGCACGGCGTCCTCGTCGGGCACTCCTTCGGGATAGTGCCGCTCCAGCCAGGGGTAACTGTCCGCGCTCCAGGCGTCGCCCAGCAGCGCTTTAATGCGCTTCGCCGCCTGTACGTGCGTCAACAAAGGCGTTTCGATATACGGTCGCGGCACATCCAGCTCGGTGCCGCGGCGCGGCAGATAATCGGGCAACGGTGTATCCGTCACCGGCTTGTAGGGGTCGATGCGGCCGTCGAACGGCAGCGCCTTGCGTTTGCGTTTCGCGGCGGCCGCATCCGGGCTGTCGGCCTGCATCACCAGCTGTTCGATTTCCTTGCGGGCTTTTTGCGCCGGCGTATCGGCGTGGCGTTTGTAGCGTTCGCCGATCATCGCCGCATCGGCGCGGAAACCGAACTCGCCGTACCGCAGCGCCTCCACGATATGAAACAGCGGGCGGCCATCGGCGCCGGTGAGCACGACCTGGGCGCTGTCGGCATCGCGCCACGGGTTGCGCGTCAGCATCAGCTTTTCGCCCACCATGACGCCGGGGACGGTGGATACATCGAAATCGGTGCCGCGATAGGACACCGTCAACTGCGGCGTGACAACCCGCGATTCCGGCGCGCTCACGGCCAGCTCGCGGCACACGTCCACGCCGGGAGCGATACGCAATTGCTCCGGGGTGATGGTCTGCCATACCGCGTAACGACTGCGGCGGGTGCGCGAATGTATCGCCGTGCCGTTGTGTTTGCGCATCCAGCGCCAGGCATGACTGTTCAGGGTCGCGAGGTCGGGCACGTCGATGAACTTCAGGCCCTGCTCAAATTCGCGCTCGATCAGATCGTTGGTTTTTTCCACCTGTCCCTTGGCCCAGGGTTGACCCGGCTGGTTCACCCACACCTCGACCGACAACGCCGCGCACAGATTTTTGAATACCGCGCCGGTGTTGGCGCTGCCGGGGTCCACCATCACCAGCAGCGGGACGCCGTGAAACGGATCGCCGGAACCGCGCGCCTGAATCGCGTTGATAAAGGTGGCCGCCAGATTCGCGCCGCTCTCGGCGCCCAGCACATACTCGACATAAAACGCGCCGCTGGCGTGGTCGGTGAATACATAACGCCAGACGCGATCGTTGGCGATGCGCGCCGCGTTGAGCGGCTTGTTTTTATAGAACCGGTCGGCCTCCATCACCTGCAAGCCGCGGCTGCGTTGGCCGGCGCGCAGGTAATACAGCACGCACAGCGACGGATCGATCTGCCAGACATGATTGGGATGGCGGCTGGCCAGGGCGATCTTCGGCGCCGGCCGGCCGAGCTGATCGGGGTGCAGGCCGTAGCCGTACAACGCTCTGCCGATGGCGCTTTCACTGAGCGGAAAAAATTCGCCGGTGCGTTCATCGACCCGGCCGGCGACAATCAAGCCATTGCTGCGCAGCACCTCGACCGCCGCCGCCAGTTTCGCCAGCCGCTTGCCGTTGCGGCGGGTTGCCTCCATCAGATAAGCGGAAATGGTCAGCGCCTCATCGCGCGGCAGCGCGCATTGCCCCGCGTCGGAGCGACGCCGCCTTGGCGGGCGCACGGCGACCGTTTTCAGCTTGCGCAGCAGCGTCTGCACCGACATACCCAGCTCCTGCGCGGCCGCGGTATAAATCTCGGTGCGTCGTCCATGCGGCGCCGCCTGCGCGCGCCGCGCGATATCGACCAGGGTTTCCGTCAGCGCCGCGTTCATTCGTTATTCCTCGGCCAGCGGCAACGGCTGTTCGTTCAACACGCGATCGCAGCGGCTGATAATGCAACGGCAACGGTTCGCGTAACTTTCATACGCCTTGTATTCCGGCGTGCCGACCGGATAACCGTTGCTGAAATAGCCGTGGTTGGCGAAGTCCGAACGCGCGCGCAACCGCGCCCGCTCATTGAACAACGTCTGCAAATCCTTGGAGTCCATGATTCACGATTCCGTTTCGAGATCGCGCACCCACTCGGGCCGCAGATCGCCGTCGATGGCGGCGGGCAAATGATGACGCTCGCGGACTTCATGAATCGCGCGCTCCACCTGAATCAGCAGGCCGGCCAGAAACGCGGTGTGATCGGTGGCATGGCCGGAGCCGTGTTCGATCAACGCATCGAAACCCGCCTGCAATTCGCCGCGCACCGCCGCCTCGGCGGCGAAGGCGTAGCCGGCCACTTCCTTGCGCAATAACTCGCCTTGCTCATCCCAGGCCGGCGAGTTCACCTTGCGTTCCTTGCCGTTGAGCCTGGCGGCCAGTTCGTCGATCTTGCTGTTCTTGTCGGCGAGCAATTGCTGGTGCGCCTCGGCGTCGGCGCGCGCCTCCCTCAGGTTCACGCGCAGCTCCCGCACGCTCATGCGGTCCACATCGTCCAGCTTCAGCCCGGCGACGCTGCCGCCGTTCGCCAGCGCGGCCAGCGCCTCGTCGTCCTCCACCATCAGCTCGAACAGCTTGGATTTGCCCAAAAGCGCAAACGTCTGCGCTTTTTCCTGGAGTTTCGGCGACAGGTATTTGATCGCGGCCTGCATCATCATCTGCGCGGTGCGCTCGCCCAGGCCGAGTTTTTCGGTGACGATGGCAATAAACCGGCCGTGCGGCTCATGCTCTTTCAGCAGCACCAGACGTTTACCGGCCTCCAGCATCGCCTCGGCGCTCTGCGCCATGTAGAAACGGGCTTCATGAACAATGCGCTCCTGGTCATACGGCAGCCCGTCACCGAATTTCGCCATGATTTCCGCGCTGCGCTCGGCCATCAGATTCTGATCCCGCGCGATCTGCTCGGCCGGCAACGGCGCCAGTTCAACCGGCGCGGTGTTGTCCGTGGATTTTTTGCGTCCCATGTCCCGCTCCTTAGTATTGAGAGCCAGCGGCGATACGCTGATTGATTTCGCTGATGCGGTGTTGCAGGCGCGCGGTGTGCTCGGCATGCGCCTGGGCGATTTGCAGCATCTGCACGGAGTGCGCGAACCTGCCGTTATCCAGCTTCACGGCCAGCCCCTCGTCGATCAGCGTGACGAGCGCCCGCGTGACATTGCTGGGCGATTCACCCAGCGCCTTCGTCAGTTCGGTATTGCTGACGCCGGTCACGGTGTAGCCGCGCAGCGCCTTCAGTACGCGCAACACGCGCGCGGCCGCCGGAATGGTGCGAGTGGTATTCATCGTTCACCTCCAAAATCCAGTTGGGGCTGGGCATGCTGCTGCACATTCCCGCGATGCCAGGCCAGGTGTTCCAGTCCGGCCTGGACCGCGGCGATGGTTTCATCGGCGCCCTGGCCGCCGCTGTAAAAGCGCAGCAGCGCGCCGGTCGCTTCGTGCAGCACTTCCTGCAAGGTCTGCACATCGTTCGGGCTGACCTTGCGCCCGGTCGGAATGGCGATCAGCAACTGGTAGCCGCTGGCGGCCAGCCAGCGCGTCACGAAGTTGATGCCGCAAACATTTTCATAAGCGGGGATCACGACCGCGGGCATGCGCCCGGACTGAATCCACTTGTAGAGCAGGAAGTGATCGGGCAGCGACAGGCGCTCGGCGATCCTTTCCACCGAAAGGTTTTGTTTTTCCCGCGCGTAGTCCTTGCACATCTCCAGTGCGTCACGCAGCGACTTCGGCTGTACGCGTTTCCAGTTACGCCGGGCCATTGGAATCCTCCTGCCCATCGCCCGGCCGGGTGTCTTCCAAACAAATCAGGGGCTTGGCTATTGGCAACGGCATTGCATCGGGCACAATAGGTTCGGCTATAGTGCTGGGGACGGCGGTCACAGGGAGAGCGGTCATCGGCTGTCTCCTACGCGGCTCGGATGTCGCGCGAGCCCGGCGCCTTGAGGCCGAGCTTGACCGCGATGTCATGGGCTTTGCCGTAGTGGGCCTTGGCCTGGCCGTTGAGCACGCGATACACCGCATTGCGGCTGTATCCATGCTCAAGCGCCCAATCGGTAATCGTCCTGCCAGCCTGGCGGAACTGGGTTTTCACCTGTTCCGGGGTCAACGGAATGCTTGAAGGGGCCATCGTCGGCTTCCTTGATGCGAAGATGATGCACAGTTGTTGAGTTGATTATGGGTACAAGAGTACACATCGTCAAGGATATTTATGGGTAATTTTGTGGACATGGGAACCCGGCTCCGGGAGGAGCGCGAGCGGCTGGATTACAGCCAGAGCGCCTTTGCGGCCCTGGCGGGCGCGGGCCGGAAGACCCAATTCAACTATGAAATCGGCGAGCGTTCGCCGGATGGCGCCTATCTGGCGGCCATCGCCGAGGCCGGCGCGGATGTCCAGTACATCCTGACCGGCGAGCACGCGGCAACGGTGTTGGAACCGGAAGAACGCGTGTTAATACAGAGCTTTCGGAGGAGCCCCGTCGAGCTGCGTAAAGCCGCGCTCCGCATCCTCATCGCTGAGGAAGTCCACGCCTCGCGCTCATCCACCATTCATGGCGACGTCAACCAGAATATCGGAGGTGATGCCAGCTTCGCGGGAGCGGTCACCTTTAACGTCGCCGGCAGTCAGAAGCATCCGCCACAGGGAAGCGGCCGAGGAAAAACCAAACGGGAACGAGGAAACCCCAAGGAGTAGTAGAAGGCGGCAGTCATGGCGGAAAAACAGGATTTCCACGGCGGCGTAGGACAGGCCGCCGATTCGATAACAAACCAGAATGTCCACTTCAATATTCAGCCGGCGATCGACGAAACGCTGCTGGTCCCGGCCCAGCGTGAGCAACTAAAGGCGCTGGTTATCCAAATCTGCGAAGAATTCGGCGATCACGAATGGGACGTGTGGCGCCTGCTGCATGCGCGCGTGGGCGTGACCACGGTCCGCGAGATCAAACGGACGCAGTTCGCCGATGCGGAAACCGCGTTGCGCAATCATCTGAAACAGCGCCGGGACGAATCCAGCCACCGCAGCCTGGTCGGCACCATCCTGCGCGTGACCAGGGAAAAATCCATCCAGCGCGAGCTGAACAACTTCTGCACCCGCCAGTTCGGCGAGCGCCAACTAAAGGCGCTGACCCGCGAGCAGTTGGTGAAGACGCAGAACTTTGTGCTGGATTTCACCAACAGACCCAGTCCGCGACCGAAACGGGGACTGCTCGCGCTGGTGTTGGCCTATCCGTGGCAGTTCGCCTCTGTCTTTTTGTTCGGCGTGATTTTGGGTCGGCTTTGGTAATTCACAAATAACGTTGCATCCAACGTTCGGATTAAACGACTCAAAAATTTTTGCATTAACTTTTAATAATTGGATCAACTCACAGGAGATATGTTGTGGCGACTACTGTTTACTTTGAAGAAGTCATTAGGGATCAAGGCGGTAAAAACACAATGGATTTAGAGGTTGGCCGCTCCTCTTTCTATCCGGAGGACAGTATTTATATAAGAGTAGGTGATGAAACTGTGATTATGGATCGTGCAACAGCCAAGAGGTTTGTTGCAGCAGTCGTTTCTGTTGGCAGCTACCATGGCTTTGTAGATTGATGCCGCTTAAACACAAAACTGAGCCTCGCTCCGCGAGGCCACCACTGGCCATATTGGGTTCTGATAGAACCACAAGGCAGCACGCAATCTCTGGGTTTTGAAGTGAAATGAAGACGCTGGATGAAATTAAATATGAGGTGGAGCAGCTGGCCCGTATTGTTGGCGCGTCTGGGAATGATTTGCCGACCTACGGAAGAACAAGGGATCTCGCGTACCCGCACATAGAGATAGATGATGCCCAATATCATTACGTAATCGTAGAGCGGGGCCAGGAGCTTGAGCGTAAATCAACCCTGGATTTCAGTGAGTTACTGTACTGGATATTCTCCGATGTGACACACGACCTTGCATTCGCGTACGAGTTGCACAACCGCGTCAAAGGTCGAGATTGCAGGCGAATCGCGTTTTCAAAGCAGGTTGAGCTATTAAGCCTAATTAGTCCCAAAATGGCCGCCCGGCAAACAGAAAAAATATCCGAAATCTTGCGCTCTACCCCATACAGTGACGAGCCGAAATAATGGCACCCACCTACACATTAAACAGCTGGATATTTGGAGGAGTGGATGAACCCAGTAGACATTGGAAAGCTTCGCATCATTATTGAAAGTGAACTGCCTTCAGTAGAAAGGCAATTGCTCCACGCAGATGCGTTCGCTACAGGTTGCTTCCTTTACAAATCAGGCGCAAAAGCTGCCGGAAGAAAACTGTGTTACGGAGTTCTCGACTCGCTTGGATTTGAGAAAAGAAGAACCTATTTTTCGCAAATATTGGAAGCTTTGGATGGCAACGAAGATTTATTCGCATCCGAAATTTGGCCTCACGCGGAAATTAATGAGCTATTCAAAAGCAAGTGCGATGTATGAATAAGCCAAAAATTGAGGCGACCTACATTTTTGTACGCACAGCACCGAGCGGCTACGAACACACGGAGCTGACTTGCTATGCCGACAGTGCGGGCTTTGCATCCAGCGACAAGTACCATGTGTTTGAGTTCACTGAGAGCCCTGCGGAGGACGCGATGACTGCTCTTTTGCAGTTGGGGTTCACCGAGGTTGGGGCGGCCAAGCTGGCTGGCTTAGTACCCGAGTCCTGGAGCCCTACACCAGACACCTTTGTGCTAAAGCCCAAGGTGGTCGTCGCCCACCCACAAACATCTAGCTGATGTGCCATTCGAGCATTGTGAGAAAATGGATTTAGACTACATAAAAATTATCGTGACAATACTTCTGGCAGTTGTTGGCTGGCTTATTGGGCATCACTTTACCTCGAGGCGTGATATTGCGAACAAGCGTCGGGAGTTGGTGATAGCCCACCTTATAGAGACATATCGCATAATCACAAACGAAGTTTCGCACCGCGAAGAGTCGGATGAACGGAATTTAAAGCTAGAGAATTTACTATCCGATATTCAGCTTTTTGGCTCGCAGGAGCAAGTTGCTATAGCAAAGAAGCTGGCGGATGACGTGGCGGCAGGTGGCGTTTTTGAGTTAAGCGACTTAATAGTCAGTCTTCGCAAGGATCTGCGCAGCCAATTAAATCTGCCCCCAATAAGCGGGAATGTTAAATGGTTGAGGTTTGACGGCTCTAAAGCTTAATCACCGTAGTCGTGTGACGGGGGTTCAGTGAACCCGCACACTGTAGAGAGATCAGATAGGTTTCCTCATGCCTTACAGCACGACAGAAAACGAAGTAATTGGCCTGTGCATTTCCCTTGAAGCAATCGACAGCATTGTCAATCGCGCATTGCTACTCGAGCAAGAGGTTCAGGCCTTCCCCGGTGAGGCAGCGGTAATCTTCCACTCGAGCATCCACAAGGAGCTATTTCTCATCCGTCTGTTAGATATTGTCAAAGAGAGTGGCAGTAGCAAGCTAACAGGGGTTGACGGTTCTTGCCTTAAGGTATTAAAGAGTGCAACAAATACAGCGTCGTTTGATCAAAATGGAAGCGTCACAGAGCTGGCCACATCTGTTGCAGAACTCGAAGGATGGCTAGACCAAAAACGCCCCTTAAAAATGTGGCTCCCCACGCTCAATATAGACGCGACATTGGACATTCCTAGACTTGAGCTCATCACCATCTCCGGGAATAACTCGAAGCACAATCTATCTCGCCTAACGGGCATCGCAACGGTTGTTGCCAACAGATTGCGTGAGTGCGGATACGAAGTTTCTGAAAAATTGATCCCGCTAGCGCTTGATGACTTCAGAGAACATCTGTCTGATAACTACTTCATCTACTACAGCACTTGGCTTGCCGAGTTGCTCAACAACATCCGATGGGGAATACATACTTACCTTTTGCCAACATTTAAAAACTGCTATAAAGCCGAACCAGATGGTTTTTACTCCTATGAGTATCCATCCTCTATAAAGAATGAGATTCCTCGTCAATGGTTCTGGCGTCTCATGAATCACATAAGACGCGAGCCATGCCTGAAACGCTTCAAAGGTGCCCATTCTCTAAAGGAGGAAAGCTCTCTCGAATGGCAATAAGCTACTTATCAGAGAGTTTTCCTCCAATTACCGACCTCCAATTGAAGAATAGTCTTTTAATTGGCGATATCAGACGCCAATCCTGATTTTGCCCTCGTTCAAAAGCCCCTCCCAAGTGCTGCCGCCATCATGGCGGCGTCGGCTTCTGCCGCCCATCCAGCACTCGGGAACCCGTCATGCTCGTATTGCAGCGTTTCGCGTATTCACCGCAGGGAACCTTCGGCCGGCTGACAGTCGACGGCCGGCCCTTCAGTTGCTTCACCGTCGAACGCGCCTGGGCCGATAACGCGCCGAACCAGTCCTGTATTCCAGAAGGCCGTTACCCGCTCCGTAAACGTCCCTCGCTGGCCGTCACTCGCTCCTCCGGCGGCGAGTTCGTCGAAGGCTGGGAGGTGACCGGCGTTCCCGGCCGCTCGTTGATCATGCTGCATCCCGGCAATACGCAGCGGGATGTCGAGGGCTGTATCGCGCCCGGCGATGCGCTTGGCTTCGTCAACGGCGCCTGGGCGGTCCTCAACAGCAGAGCCACCTTCCGCGCGCTGATGTACCAGCTCGACGCGCAAAACCTTTGGCAGCTCACCATCGCATCCTTCACTCCCGGAGCAAAACCATGAAAAAAACGCTAGGTCTGAACACCGCCGGCATCGCCTTGCTGGGCAGCCTGTTCGGCCTGAACCTCGATGCGGAATTGCAGGCGCAGTTCGCCGCGCTGCTCGGCGCGATCGGTTGCCTGCTCAATATCTGGCTGGCACATCGACGTGCGCCGACGCCGCTCGCGGACAACCGGCAAAGTGGTTTCGCGTCGGTGGGTTTTGCCTTGCTGCTGCTTGCGGTCGGGCTGGCGGCTGTCTGGGGCGTCGGCGCCGCGCGCGCCGCGCTGCTGTAGTGATCGTCATGGATGACATCGACAGGGCCACCGACCACATCGCCCGCCTCAATGCCGCCGCTTTGGCGGCGCATTTCGCCGCGCGCCGGCCGCTGCGGGACTTGCCGGCGGCAACACATTGCGCGGATTGCGATGTGCAGATTCCCGAAGCGCGGCGCGAGCTTTTACCGGGCGTCGAACTGTGCGTCGAGTGTCAGGGATACAGGGAAATCTGGAGGCCGTCAGACTCGCCGCCACCGTGGCGCAATGGCTCATCACCGGCGGCGTCGCCATTTACGCCTGGATCGCCAACCGGCAGGCCGCCAATGCAAAGGAAGTGGAGGAACTGCGCGGGCGCGTGATCGCGCTGGAGGAGCAGATGCGGCATCTGCCGGACCAGTCGCTGGTCACGGATTTGTCCGGCGATCTGAAGGCCGTGCGCGCGGAACTGCAAGGCGTGCGGGAAACCATTGCCCCTTTGGTCCGCAGCGTGGACCGGATCAACGACTATCTGCTGAGCCATAGGTGATATGAGCGACTTTTCCGCGTTTCTCCGCGAGGATCAGCGTCTGGTGATCCTGCGTATCCTGGCCGACTTGCCGGCGTATCGCGCCAACAGCAGCGTGCTGACGATGGGGCTGGCGAACTTCGGCCACGGCGTCAGCCGCGATCAGACCAAAACCGAATTGCACTGGCTCGCGGAACAGGGGCTGGTCGCGCTGGAGCCGGTCGAGTCCGTGCTGGTGGCCACGCTCACCGAACGCGGCGCCGATGTGGCCGCCGGCCGCGCCCGCGCGCCGGGCGTGAAGCGGCCCGGAGCCTGACATGGGCCGCAAATCCAAACTGCAACGCCTGCCGCCGGAGCAGCGCGCCTATGTCGAACAGTTGCTGCGCGAGGACCGGCTGACGCTGGATGAAATGCTGGCGGCGATCCGCGCGCGGTTTCCGGGCGCCGATACCGCCAGCCGCAGCGCGCTGGGACGCTACCGCCGGACCTTCGGCGAAATGACCGGCCGGCTGCGCGATATCCAGGCGGCATCGACGCTGCTCGTCTCCGAACTGGGCGAGGATGTGGACGACCGCGCCGGCGCGCTGCTCGCGCAGGCGGTGACGACGCTCGCCACCCATGCCGCGCTGTCGGCCAACGATGCTGACGCCGATATCAGCATCAAGGAAGTGGGCGAACTCGCGCGCGCCGCGCGCGCGGTGATGCAGGCGCGCACCATGAGCCTGAAGGAGCGTCAGGCGATCGAACAGGCCGCGCGTGCACGGCTGTTGCAGGAACAGGAAAGCAATCTGCGGGAAACCGCGCGCGCCCAGGGCATGGATGAACGGCAGGTACAGTTCTGGCGCGAACAAGTGCTGGGGATCAGGTAGTGGCCGCCGTCATCAAACCCCTGGCCAGCACACTGCGCGTCGTCGAGTGGGACGAGCTGCCGGCCTCGGCGCGCGAGGTGCCGGACGATTTCAATCCGCTGGCCGATGGTGTGCTGATGCGGCACCAGATCGAGTTTTTGAAAATCCGCTGTTCGATCAAGGTGGCGGAAAAAGGCCGGCGCACCGGCATCACCTTCGCCGAGGCGCTGGACGATACGATCAAGGCCGCGTCGCGCAAAGCCACCGGCGGCGACAATATCTATTACATCGGCGACACGCGGGAAAAAGGGCTGGAGTTCGTCGGCTACTGCGCGAAATTCTCGCGTGTGATCGCGCTGGCCCAGGGCCAGGGCGTTTCCGATATCGAGGAATTTCTGTTCGAGGATCAGGACGGGCAAGGCAATACCCGCCAGATCGCGAGCTACCGTATTCGTTACTCCTCGGGTTTTCAGATCACCGCGCTGTCCTCGCGGCCGGCGAATATCCGCGGCCTGCAAGGCAAGGTGGTCATTGATGAGGCGGCCTTCCACGCGGATGTCCAGGGCGTGCTGGAAGCCTGTACCGCGCTGCTGATCTGGGGCGGCGAGATCGTCATCATTTCCACGCACAAGGGCAAGAACAATCCCTTCAACCAGCTCATCAAGGATATTCAGGCGGGCCGTTATGGCGACGACGCGGCCGTCGTGAAAATCACCTTTGACGATGCGGTCGCCAATGGCCTGTACGAGCGGTCGTGCCTGATGAAGGGCGAAAAGCCCACCGTGGAAGGCAAGGCGAAATGGTACGCGAAAATCCGCAACGGCTACGGTCCGCGCAAAGCGGCCATGCGCGAAGAACTGGATGCGACCCCGCGCGACGGCGGCGGTGTCTGTATTCCCGGCGTCTGGATCGAACAGGCAATGCCGGCCGAGCGGCCGGTATTGCGCCTGACGCTGGACGACGATTTCGCCCGGAAATCGGAAACGGAGCGCCGCGCCTTTGTCGATGACTGGATCGCGCGTTATCTGGCGTCCGTACTGGCAACGCTGGATCGAACGGCGCGGCATACCGGCGGCATGGACTTCGCGCGGCACCGGGATTTTTCGATCATTGCGCCGCTGGCGATCGCGCACAACTTGCGCCGGATCGCGCCCTTCGTCGTGGAAATGCACAACGTCCCCACGCGCCAGCAGGAACAGATTCTGTGGCACCTCCTCGAACGCCTGCCGAACTTCTCCGGTTTTGCGATGGACGCCACCGGGCCGGGGCAAACGCTGGCTGAATACACCGCGGATAAATTCGGTCACTCCCACATTCATCAGGTGGTGTTGAGCCGTTCCTGGTATGGCGCGTATATGCCCAAGCTGGTGGGCGCCTTCGAGGACGGCATGATCGACGTGCCGCGCGATGACAATCTCGCCCAGGATATCCGCGCCATCGAGGAAGTGGACGGCATCGCGATGGTGCCCGCGGTGCGCCGCCAGGATTTGAAAGACCCGGACCTGTACCGCCACGGCGACGCCGGCATCGCGCTGGCGCTCGGCTGGTTCGCCAGCCTGAACACCGCCGCGCCGATCGAGTTCGCGGCGGCGCCGGCGCATCCGCGCGGTTTTGACAATACCCGCGCCGGCGGTCACGGCCGCCTGCAAGCCGACGATGACAATGCGATCGCTTTACCGGAGCCCGCCGCATGGTGACGTTATCCCGTATTCTCGGCCCGGACGGGCAACCGCTGCGCCTGGATGACTTGACCGAACCGCAAACCGCGCGCGTCACGCAACTGCGCCACGACTGGCAGGGACATCCCTCGCGTGGCCTGACGCCCTCGCGCCTCGCGCAAATCCTCGACGACGCCGAACAGGGCAACACGCTGGCGCAGTTCGAGCTGTTCGAGGACATGGAGGAAAAAGACGCCCATATCGCCAGCGAAATGGATAAACGGCGCCGCGCCATGCTGCTGCTCGATTGGGACATCACGCCGCCGTCCAATCCCGACGCGGCGGAAAAATCCGCGGCCGTCGAACTCAAGGAGCTGCTGACCGACGTTCCCGATTTCGAGGACACGCTGTTCGATATCACCGACGCGATCGGCAAGGGTTTTTCCAATTTGGAAATCGAATGGCACCGCGCCGACGGCTACTGGCTGCCGAAGTCGATCACTCACCGTCCCCAGGGCTGGTTCACGCTGGCGCGCGGCTATCGTCAGGACATGCACCTGCGCACCGGCGCCGGCAGCGAGCCGCTGCAACCGTTCGGCTGGATCACGCACATCCACAAGGCCAAGTCGGGTTATCTGGAACGGGCGGCATTGTTTCGGGTTTTGGTCTGGCCTTATTTATTTAAAAATTATTCGGTCGCCGATCTGGCGGAGTTTCTGGAAATCTACGGCATTCCGCTGCGCGTGGGCCGTTATCCGCCGGGCGCCAGGGAACAGGAAAAGGCGACGTTATTGCGCGCGCTGGTCAACATCGGCCACAACGCCGCCGGGATTATTCCCGAGGGCATGCTGATGGAGTTCCACGACGCGGCCAGCGGCGACCCGGCCGCCTTCCAGTTGATGATCGACTGGTGCGAACGCAGCGCATCGAAGGCGATTTTAGGCGGGACACTGACCAGCCAGGCCGATGGCAAAACCTCCACCCATGCGCTCGGCGAAGTGCATAACGAGGTGTGCAAGGACCTGCGCAAATCCGATATGCGGCAGGTGGCGGGCACGTTGTCCCGCGATCTGATTTACCCCATCGCGGCGCTCAACGGATTGGCTCCCAACCTGCGTCGCGCGCCGCGCTTTCGGTTCAACGATCAGGACACGGAGGACATCGGCGCCTACGCCGCCGCCTTGCCCTCGCTGGTGAAACTGGGCATGCGCATCAAGCGCCAGTGGGCGCAGGAGCGGCTGGGAATCCCCGAACCCGAACCCGGCGAGGAGGTTCTGACCCTGACGCCGCCGCTTGAAAACCAGGCCGTCGCCACCGCACGACAACCGGCCGGCGATGCGCCGCAGACAATGCGCGCGATGCTTGACCGTGACCTGCAACCCGCCACGGCGGATTGGCTGAACGCCATTCGCGCGCTGATCGATCGGGCGGAATCGTTGTCGGATATCCGCGACGGCCTGGAACGGCTGCTGCCCGATCTGACGCTGGAGCACTACGCGGCGGCCATGGCCCAGGCGTTGGCCGCCGCCGCGCTCGCCGGACGGTACGACATTCTGCAAGAGGTGGCCGTCAGTTACGACTTTGGCCGGCAGGGACCAAAGCCCGCTGATGTAACCCCTCCGCCAAGGAGACCAGATCAACGCTGAGCTCTGATAACGCGCTCCATAAATTGCCCTCATCGAAAGGACTCAGCGGGTAATCGGCGGCCTCCTCGAAATCTTCCACCTCCGCGCGCAAACAGGCGGAGCGGTTGAGCAAGCGAACCAATCCTACAACCCCCATAGCCGCCCGATACAATCTGTCGATTTCCAAATCGCGCAGGCAGACCTCGACGCCATGCGGAAGTTGCGGCCAGGGTCCTCCGCTCAGAGGGGAATACAGGTTGCGGGCGGGATGTTTTATATCCTGCGTTTCAAGCGGCTTCGGTGAGTGGTTGTTACTGTCCGGCTGGTTGGATAGAGTACCGCTAGCCATGATCAATCTCCCTTAAGATTGGTGGTGGTTAGGGCTGTGGCGGTGTTTGCGCACCGCCACAGCCCGTCTTCGGGCTTCGGCAGCCCGACTGATCTAATATAGACCTCATAAAATCCAGTTTAAACCTACCTCAAGCAATTATTTTCTAATTTATATCTCCAAAGCCTAAAATCAGCTTTTACATGATCCAAAGGCACGATGTTATGGCGAGCGTATTGAGCGGTGCGCAATGCCGAATGGCTCGGGGCTTGTTACGTTGGTCGGTTGAAGACCTGTGCAAGGCGGCCGGAGTCAGTTCGATGACGATAAAACGCGTGGAAAAAGCAGATGAGGTTCCGAACGCGCAAATACTCACTTTGAAGGCTATTTACGACGCATTCATCCATACCGGCCGAGTGCGCTTCGAGGGCGAGACGGGCGTTTTTATCGTGCTGGGCGAGTCGGCACATCACTAGAAGCTCCTGCTCACTCGGTGGATTTTGTTTGTCATTTGTACTAACATTGCATCCGTTAAACCAATATCCAGAGGTGCAATCATGGCAAGTGCCAATGCTGCCAACCGCTCCGCCCGGCTGGGGCTGCGCGCCACGCCTGAGCAAGAGGCCGTGTTGCGTCGCGCCGCCGATGTGGCCCATAAATCCCTGACCGACTTTATCCTCGACAGCGCTTGCCAAGCCGCCGAGCAGACCCTGCTCGACCAGCGCCTGTTCATGGTTTCCGGCAGCCAGTATCAGGCGCTGATGGACCTGCTGGAGCGCCCCTCTCAGGATAACGAAGGCTTGCGCGACCTGTTTGCGCGCCCGGCTCCGTGGGATGCATCCAAGGCCGGGCAATGAACCTGTGCGGCCCGGAAGCATTGGCAGCACAGCACCAACTCGATAACTTCGATTGCGGCAAACCGGCGCTCAACAGCTGGTTGTTGCGCCACGCCCGCCAAGCCCAGGGCAGCGGATCGGCAAAGACGTTTGTGGTTGCCGACAATCAGCGCGCGGCAGGTTATTTCAGCCTTACCGTCGGCCAGGTCGATACGCTGGACGCGCCGGAGCGTATTCGCAAAGGGATGGGACAATACCCCATCCCTGTGGTGATTCTCGCGCGGCTGGCGGTGGATCGTGCCTATCAAGGGCACGGCGTGGGTGTTGGACTGTTACAGGACGCCATCCGACGAACATTGATCATCGCGGAACAAGCGGGGATTCGCGCCATGCTGACCCATCCCATTGATCAAGAGGCCGCCCGGTTTTACGCTCGGTTTGGTTTCATCGCGTCACCTCTGAGAGAGCAACAACTCTTGCTGTTGCTCAAGGACGCGCGCGGCTGGATAAAATAATTCCCGTCGAAAAACGGGATGGGCCGTTGCGGCGTTGCTATGGCGGTATCGCGTCAACAGGCTCAACGGAGGACGATATGGCGGGTGTCACTCTCGAACTGGAACATCGGCGAGTCCTCGCCGCGCTGCGGACAACGGCGGCCGCGCTGGCTGCTCCGGCGCCGCTGCTGCGCGATATCGCCGGATACCTGCTGCGTGCGAAGGAGATTCGCGTTCGCACGCAGCGCGCTCCGGATGCTACACCCTGGCAGCCGCTCAGCCCGCGCTATATCCGCCGCGAACACCGCAGCGTCGATAAAACCCTGCCCCTGCGCGCCTATCCGCGCCGCTATGAAACGCGCACCGCCGAACCTTATTTTCGCGAGGTCCGCGACGGCTTGATCGGCAACAGGTTTGTCAAAAAACGAAATTCCAATTTTGCCCAGCGCGTACACATCGGCGCTGACAGCGTCCGCCTGCCGGCGCGGCCCTGGTTGGGCGTGGCCGACAGCGACGCGAACGTGATCCTCGAAATCACCCGCCGGCACCTGCGCAACGCCGCGAACCGGCGCACCGTCTGAAACGCTCCGGCAAGGCGTGAATCGTGCAACCTGGGCCAACCGGCGCGGCGGCCGGACAGGCTTTATAAAGCCACCCAGGCGCTCCGGCGGCCCACGATCTGCTGCGCGTCGGCCATGCGGTGTTGGAATCGGGCTCAGAATGCTCACCCGGCGGCATCAATGTTTGGCTCCTGCGTGTTGCAGGTCCTCGATCAGCAAATCGATGTCGTTGGCCAGTTGCGAGGCGATATGCGCGCCGACCTGGGCCAGTCCGTTCACGGTTTTATCGGCTTGGGCCAGAGCGACGATGGCGGTGAACAGATGGGCGAGATGTTCCACGTCGCCCATGAAGATGATGCTGGCATCGTGCGCGCCTTGCAGGGGGCGTTTGGGGGTCATGGCGGTCTCTCCGTTGGACACGCCGCAAAACGTATCGTCGTGCCTAGGTGCGAGCACAGCGTCAATCCGCCTTCTTGATTGACCCTATTGTTTGGGGCGGCCGGGAGTGGCATTTCCAGTCAGTCGCTTCACTCGACTTTGGGTATTCCACCTGGGGGCGGGTTTTGCCCCGGTTCAAAAGCTAATCCACTGTTGTGGCGCCATGCTGGCGCCCATGAAAACGTCCCGCTCACAACCCGGTATCGCCCTGGCCCCATGCAGTTTTCAACTGCCGGAGCCGAACGCCGGCAATACCATCGACATCCAGTTCACGCCGGCCGGCCCGTTCCGCCCCGCGGACGGCAGGCCCCTGGAAGTCCCCGCCTGGGTGATTGATCAGGCCATCGCCGCCCGCGTCATCGCCCGCGTCAACGAACGGCGCACGCCGCCTGTCATCGACTACGAACACCAGACCCTGCACAAAGAGGAAAACGGCCAGCCCGCGCCAGCGGCCGGCTGGCTGCGCCGGCTCGAATGGCGCGAGGGTCAGGGATTGTTCGGCACCGTCGAACTGACCCTGCGCGCGCGTCAACTGATCGCGGATCGGGAATACCGTTATTTCTCGCCGGTATTCAGCTACGACCGCCGCAGCGGCGCCGTGCTCGATATCAAGATGGGCGCGCTGACCAACAGCCCGGCCATCGACGGCATGCGGCCGCTGGAATTGCGCGCCGCCGCCACCTTCATTCCAAGCCATGAGGAAATGTCCGTGAAACTACTGTCCGCCGTGATTGCCGCGCTCGGCCTGAACACCGACGCCGACGAGGATGCCGCCATCGCCGCGCTGACCAGCGCGTCCCGTTTTGCCGGCGAGGTGCGTCACGCGCTCGATCTGGATGCGGCCGCCAGCGACGCGACGGTGACGGCGGCCTGTTCCCGGTTCAAACAGCGCGCCGAACAGGCGAAACCGGACCCGGCCGAATTCGTGCCGCTCGCCGTCTTTCAGGAAACACAGGCCGAACTGGCCGCGCTTTCGGCCACCTTGCGCGCGCGGGAGGCGGACACGCTGGTTCAACAAGGGCTGGCGGACGGGCGCCTGTTGCCCGGACAGGAAGCATGGGCGCGGGAACTGGGCAACAGCAATCCGGCCGCGCTCACCGCTTATCTGAAAAGCACGCGGCCGATCGCGGCGCTGACCGGCACGCAAACCCAGGGCAAACCGCCGGCCGCCGGCAGCGCGACGGAACTCAGCGCGGAAGAACTCGCCGTCTGCACGCACATGGGCATCGCGCCGGAAGCCTTCGCCAAGGCGAAAACGGCGTGATCGCCGCAGAGCGTTTTTCAGGGAGCACGCCATGACCGCATTGACTCAAGATCGTGACACGCCGCGCCGCGACGGCGCGCAGTTTGAACATCCGGTCGCCGCGGCCACCCGGATTTTTGCCGGCGCCATCGTGGCGAATAACGCCAGCGGTTACGCCGTACCTGGCGCGACCTCGACCACCTTGACCGCGCTCGGCATCGCACAGGCGCAGATCGATAACAGCGCGGGTTTGGCCGGCGAGCAATCCGTGCCGGTGCGGCGCGGCCTGTTCCGTTTGGCCAACAGCGCCGGCGCCGATGAAGTCACCCGCGCCGACATCAACAAACCCGTTTACATGGTGGACGACCAGACCGTGGCGAAAAGCTCCGGCACGAATACGCGCTCGGTGGTGGGCATTGCGCGCGATCTTGATGCCGGCGGCGTCTGGGTCGAGTTCTGATTGTCTGTTCATGATCTGCTGCGCGTCGGCCATGCGGCGTTGGAATCGGGCTCAGAATGCTCATTTGCTGCGAGCAAACTCCACTTCTTCGCCCAATTCCACCTTGCCCGGCCTTAGCTCAGGAGACCATGAACAAGCACTGACATCGCACGCTTTTTTATTCAAGGGGAGTCACGTTTCGATGATCATCAATCAGGCCAACCTGCGAATTCTGTTCAATGGATTCAAAGCCTCGTTTCAGGGCGCGTTCGACGGCGCGACCACCGATTACGAACAGATCACGCTGACCGTGCCGTCCACCACCGCGCAGGAAACCTACGGCTGGCTCGGCCAGACCACCGGGTTTCGCGAATGGGTCGGCGACCGCGTCATCCAGAACCTGAAACAGCACAACTACACGATCAAAAACAAATCCTTCGAGAACACCGTGGGCGTGCCGCGCCCGGCCATCGAGGACGATCAATACGGCGTATATGCGCCGCTGATGGCGCAACTCGGCCAGGACGCCAGGCAGCACCCGGACAGTCTGATCTGGGCGCTGCTCGCCAAGGGATTCGGCAGCAAGTGCTATGACGGCCAGAATTTTTTCGATACCGATCACCCGGTACTCGATGCGAACGGCGCCACGGTTTCCGTCAGCAATTTTGCCGGCGGCAGCGGCGCGCCCTGGTTCCTGCTCGACACCAGCCGCGTCATCCAGCCCGTCATCCTGCAAAAGCGCAGGCCCTATCACTTCGTGACGCTCGACGGCGAAAAAGACGAAAACGTGTTTATGCGCGATGAGTACATCTACGGCGCGGACGCGCGCCTGAACGCGGGGTTCGGGTTGTGGCAACTGGCCCAGGCGAGCAGGCAGGCGCTCGACGCCAATAACTTCAACGCGGTGTACAGCGCCATGCAGGGCATGCAGGGCGACAACGGCCGTCCGCTCGGGCTGCGGCCGAAATTGCTGGTGGTCGGGCCGAGTCTGCGCGCGAGCGCGCTGGAGGTCGTGAAGGCCGAACGCAACGCGGCCGGCGCCACCAATATCAACAGGGATGTGGTCGATGTGCTGGTGACGCCCTGGCTGGCCGCCGCCTGACGAACAGGCGGCGCGAAAAACACGGGATCGGAGACAAGCATGGGTAAGCCAACCAAAGAGACCGGCGCGGCGGATACCGGAAAAACCATCGCCGCGATTTTTGTGCGCAGCGCGCCGCCGACATTTCGCCGCGCGGGCTTCGAGTTCAACCGCGAAGGTTTCGGCATCGCGCTGGACGCGCTCACCGAGGCGCAATTGCGGGCCATCGAAGGCGATCCCGATCTGTTCTGCGAGCGCGTCGATGTTCCCGCCGATCAACTTATCGGCACGGTGGAACGCGGCTGATATGGGATACGTCACGCCATCGCAGTTGGCCGAGCGCCCCGGCGCCACCGAGCTGGCCCAGGTGGCGAGCGCCGAGCATTAGGCGCTGGTGGATTACGGTCTGATGGACGCGACCCTGCGCGGCGCCGATCGCGACGCCTGGAGCGCGGCGGACATTGCCGCGGCCGACGCGGCGCTGGCCCGTGTCCAGGAGGCGGTACGCCAGGCGGACGGACTGATCGACGGCTACCTGGTGCAACGCGGCTATACCGTGCCGCTGGCGCCGGTGCATGAACTGGTCAGTGTCTGGTCCTGCGATATTGCCCGTTATTTGCTGCACAAGGACCGCATCGGCGATGAGCGCAGCGATCCCATCGCGCGCGGTTATCGGGACGCCCTGAAGCTGTTGCAGCAACTGGCGGACGGGAAATTCAGTCTGGGCGCGGGCGATCCGCTCGCCACCGCGCCGGACACGGATGTGCGTTTTGCGAGCGACGCAAAAGTCTTTTCCCGCCATGAGCTGCGGAGTTTTCGGTGAATGCCCAACCCTTCGACATTCAACCCGTGATCGAACGGCTGCGGGCCGGCATGCCGGAATTGCGTTTGGTCGGCGGCGCGGCGGATTACGCGGCGATCACCGGGTTGCGCGATTTTGTTCCGCCTTGCGCCTACGTGCTGATCGCGCAGGAGCGCGGCGAACCGAACGGCGCCAACGGACGGCAGCGCGCGCTGGTGACCTTCGGCGTGGTGCTCGCCGTGCGCAATCACAGCGGCGCGCGGGGAGCGGCGGACGATTTACGGCCGCTGCTGGGAAAACTGCGCGAAACCCTGATGGCCTGGATTCCCGGCCGACCCGGCGCGCGCGCCGTGCAATGGCTGCAAGGCGACGTACTCGATTACGACGCGGGCACGCTGCTGTGGAGCGACGTTTATCAAACGCAATATTTCATCGGGAGAGTTCCATGAACGTGACGCTGAAAAAAGCACATACCCACGGCGGCGTCGAGCATGAGGCGGGCGCTGTGATCGAAGTCGATGCGATCGAGGCCGCCTGGCTTGCCGAGCAACACGTGATCGACGCGCCGCCCGGCAAATCCGGCAAGGTGGATAAGGAGACCGCGCGATGAGCCTGTTTTCGTTTCAGGGAAAAATATTACTGGGCGAGCGCCTGGGCAACGGTAAACCCGGCGCGATGACCTGGGTCGGCAACGCGCCGGCCTGCACGGTCAAACTCAGTACCGAGTCCACCGACAAAACCGAATCGTTCAGCGGCAATCGATTGCAATACGGCCGCCTGCAAAAAGGCAAGACAGCGGAAATCGATCTGACCCTGGACGAGTGGACGCTGAAAAATATCGCGCTGGGTTTATACGGCACGGTGCTGTCGGTGGTTTCCGGGACGGTCACCGGTGAAGTTTTGCCGCCCGGACTGGTCGCCGACGACATTGTGAAACTCGATAAAAGTTTTATCAGCGCCCTGATCATCACCGACAGCACCGCCACCCCGGTCACGCTGCCCACCGAAAAATACAGTCTCGATTCGGCCAATGCCGGCACGGTGAAATTTCGGGACGTGGGTTCCTACACCCAGCCCTTCAAGGCGGCGTACAGCTATGCCAAGGCGGACAACGTCACGCTGTTCACCGCGCAACCGCCGGAACGCTACCTGCTGTTGGATGGCACCAATACCGAAACGGGCGAGCCGGTCATCATGCGGCTGTACCGCGTGCGTTTCGATCCGCTGGGCGAACTGGGGTTGATCCACGACGACTATGGCGACATGAAGTTGAGCGGCTCGATGCTGTACGACCCGACGAACGCCGCCGACAGCGCGCTGGGCGGTTTCGGCCGCATCGAACAGAAAGGCGTATGACGATGGCGCGCAAACTCAAACGCCGGACGACGCCGGCCGCGATCGACGAACTGGATGTGCTGCACCCGGAACGCTCGATGATTATCGCGGGCCGCGCGGTGACCGTGCGTGAATACGGTTTTATCGAAGGGCTGCGTCTGCGTCCGGTCTACAAGGCGTTCGCGGACGAACTGTACGCGGTGTTTGTCGACCACGCGCCGGAGTTCGAGGCCGTGCTGGATATCGTCGCGCGCCATGTCGATGCCATTACCGAACTGTGCGCCGTGGCCGCCGATGTCGAACCGGACTGGGTGCGTTCGCTGTCCTCCGATGACGGCGAATTGCTGTTGATGTTGTGGTGGGGAGCCAACGCCGGTTTTTTTATTCATCGGCTGGGCACCCGCCTGGCGGTGGCGCGGGCGACGGCGCAACGGTCGGCTGGGGCGAACTCTACGCCACCCTGATCGCACACCATCACGATCCCGCGCGACTCGGCAACTACACCGCCCGTCAGTTGCATCTGTATTACCGGCAGGCATTACGGCGCGAACGCCGGCAGCGCGCGGAGCGCATCGCGGATATCAACGCGGCGCTCATTGGCGGCAAACACGGCGCCGCCTTGTTGAACAGGCTGGAGTCCGATGACCAGTAACGGCGGCAATCTCGAACTCGCGCTGCGCATCACCGCCGACCTGAAGCAGGGGCGGCAGGAAATCGATCGCCTCGGCGAGTCGTTAAGCGACATTGGCAACACGGCGGCGCAGGCCAGCACCGAGCTGGAAGGTCTCGGCACACAGCAGCCCGATACCGACGGGCTGCAACAGATCCACCGCGCCGCCATCGATATCGCCGAAGGTACGCGCCATGCGGAGCAATCGACGGCGCGCCTGCGTTTCGCCGCCACCGGCTTGATGGCCGATATGCAGGCGCTGGATGAAGGACTGGCGCGCAGTGCGGCGGGATTCGAGGAAATCGCCGCGCAGGAGGAGCGACTGGATCGGTTGATGCGCGCCGGCGCGCTCACCGAAAAGGAATACCAGAAAGCGCTCGATACCTTGGATAAGCAGGAAGCCGCGCTGATCGCCACGCGCGACAAGGGCGAAAAGGCGCTCGGCGCGTTGCTTACCCGCTACGATCCGGCCAGCGCCGCGCTGCGGCGTCTGGCCGACGATGAAAAGGCGTTGGAGGCGGCGCTGGCCAGCGGCGGTTTGTCGCTGGACCGCTACAACAAAGCCATGAATGGCCTGAAGGTGCAGCGCGCCCAATGGCAGGCGCAGCAGGACGGCGCGAAGGGTTTTGCCGACGCGCTTGAGCAGTTGAATCTGAAATCCGCCGGCGCGCAGCGCGAGCTGGGCGTTCTGTTGAAAAACGTGGCCAGCGGCGACTGGTCGATGGCGCAACAGAATCTGATGACCCTGGCGAACCGTGCCGGAATCATGCCGGCACTGATGAATCCCGCCGCGCTGGCGGTCGGCGCCGTGGCGGCCGCTGTCGGTGTATTGGCGGTCGCCGCCTACCAGGGATACCAGGAAAACGAACGCCTCAATACATCCATCATCGCTACCGGCAACTATGCCGGCGCCACCGCCGCGGGCGTGCGCCAGATGGCGCAAACCTGGGGCGTCAATAACGGCGAGATCGGCAAAACCCGCCGGTCTGATCGCATCGGGCCGCGTCTCCGGCGCGGCGCTGGACAGTGTCGGTCGCGCGGCGCTGGCCATGTCCGAGTTGACCGGTCGCGGCGCCGATCAGGTTGTGGCCGATTTCGCGAAGATGACCGATGACGCGGTGCGTTGGGCTGTCGAAACCGACCGGCAATATCATTTCCTGACCACGGCGCAACTCGCGCACATTCAAACTTTGCAGCGCCAGGGCAAGGAGCAGGAAGCCGCCGCCGAGGCGACCCGGATTTTTGCGGACGTGGCCGGCGAGCGCTTGCAGCGGGTTTACGCCAGTCTCAATCCGCTGGAGAGCGGCTGGAAATCGCTGACCGACACGATAAAAAATTCCTGGCAGACGCTAAAGGATTCGTTCAGCGATGACCCGGAAAAACTGCGCGCCCGCTTGCAATGGTTCATCGACCAGCGCACGCAATTGCTGGCGCAAGGCGGCAAGGCCGACGCCAGCCTGTTGGCCAACGATGTTTATATTCAACAGTGGCGACAGCAACAGGCGGCGCTGGATCGACTGATCGACAAAGAGCGCCAGGCCGCCCGCGTCGAGGGCGAACGGCAGGAGGCCGAGGACCGCGCCAAACGCGCATTGCTCAACATCGACAACCAACGCATTCAATGGCAAACCAAGGCCGAACAAAAACAGTCGGCGCTGAACCGGCTGGCGCAGGACTATATCGATCTGTGGAATGCCGGTCGCGGCAAGGATAGTCCGGCCTTGCAGGGCGTCAGTTTCGCCAACGGCCAACCCGCCGGTGGCTCCTATGCAATCGCACGGCAGCGCATCGAGGAAAAATATACCGACCAGCCGGCGCGCGACGAGGAATCCGCTTACGCGCGCCTGAACAGACAAATCACCGAACGGATTGCCGCGTTGAATGCCGCCAACGCATCGGAAACCCGACTGACCGAAACGCAGCAGTTCAGCGAAAAAATGCTGGCGACCCTGGCTGACGGCACCAACCGGCTGACTCAGGCGCAACAGGCCAATCTCCGCGCGCGCCTGCGCGATCTGGCCGGCGTCGATCGCGCCAGCCAGGAAAAAGCCGACGCGAAAACCCTGGGCGATATACAAACTCAATACCTGCGCGCCATCGGCGATAACGCCGCGTTGGCCAGCGCCGAGATCGAACAGAAATGGGGCGATCTGATTCGGCGTCTGAACGCGCGCGGCGATCAGGATGGTCGCGCATTGATTCAGAAGTTGCTGAATGCGGAACAGGCGCAACGCCAGGTCGAAGCGATACAGCGCCGTATTCAGGATGTGCTGGCCGAACAATCGCGCGGCGAGCAGAGCGTACAGATTCAGCGTCAGGCCGGACTGATCAGCGAGATCAACGCCCGCCAGCAACTCGTCGAACTCAACCGCCGGACCGCGGAACAATTGCAGTTAATCCGCCCGGATTTGGAGGCGCTGCAATCGGCGCCCGGCGACATCGGCCGCAAGGCTGGAGCGGCGCTGGCCGCGCTCGATACCCAGACGCAACAACTGCGCGTGACGACCGGGCTGCTGTCCGAAACGCTGCGCAAAGGTTTTGAAGAAGGACTCGCCTCGGCATTGCAGGGCCTGGCCGATGGCACAAAATCGTTGCAGGACGCCGTGCGCGGGCTGGTGCAATCCGTCGCGGGAGCGATGGCGCAACTGGCCGCGCAGAATCTCGCCCAACAAGCGACCGAGGGATTATCGCAACTGCTCGGCGCCACGGGTAACGACCCGTCGCAGACCGCCGCCACCGCGACGAACACCGCCGCGCAAACCGCGAACACGACGGCGGTGGCGGCCAACACCACGGCGCAGGCCACCGCGGCTACGGCGCTGGGTACAACGGCCACGGCCGCCGGCGCAACGACGACCGCGATGGCGGCGGCGACCCAGGCCGGCGCCGCTTTAAGCCTAGCGCTGCAAGCCGCGGCCGTGGCAGCCGCCGGCAATTCAACGGCCGATACCGTGGGGACCGTCGCCAAGGTTGCCGCCGCGGCCTCGGGCGGTTTGATACGCGGACCCGGCAGCGGGACCAGCGACAGCATTCCCGCCTGGCTATCCAATAACGAATTTGTGTTGCGCGCCGCCGTGGTGCAACAGCCCGGCGCCTTGGATTTCCTGCGCGCTTTCAATTTGCGCGGCATGGCCGCGCTGCGCTTTGCCGATGGCGGCCCGGTGGGCCTGCCCCGCATCAGCGCGCCGCGAACCGCCCGATTTGAACTGGCCGAACCTGCCGCGGCGATGGGCGGACCCGGCAATGTCACCGTGCGCCAGCGTCTGCTGCCGGTGCTCGACGACGATCTGATCGCCGATGCGCTGCGCGGCCCGAAGGGCGAAGAACTGATAACGCTGCATATCAGCCGCAATCCCTCGAAATTTCGCAGTCTGCTGGGGAAATAAAAATGGCCTCGGAAATCGGCTATGTCGATAACAGCTCGATGCTCGCGCATTACGCCATGCTGGATAAACTCAAAACCTTTTCAGAAGCGAACGGATGGACGGTACTGCGCTACGACACGGTATCCGCGAACCGGGAAGTGATTCTCAAGGGCGCGGGATTTTCCGGCGTCGAGGAAATCTTTGTCGGCTTCCAGACCTACCACAATGTGGCCAGCGATTATTACAATCTGGTTGCCGCTGCCTTTACGGGTTATGTACCGGAAAACACGTTTTACACGCAGCCCGGCGCCACGTGGTCGGGTGTCCCCGCCCACAATCAACGCATCGACTACTGGCTGTCATTGAATCCGCAGCGCATGGTGCTGGCGATGAAAGTGGGCACACCCGTCTATGAGTCGGCGTATGTCGGTAAATTCCTGCCCTATGCGCGGCCCAGCCAATATCCGTACCCGGCGGTTTGCGCCGGCATGCTCGATGGCGCGCCGGCAACCCGTTTTTCCGATACCACGCATTCCATGTCCTTCAAGGGCAACCGCAATAATTTTCGCATGCGTTTCAATTCCGGCGCATGGCTGACGCCCAAGTGCTGGCCCTGGAATAACAGCGATCTGGCCAACTCCAATTCCACCAGTAATTACAACATCCGCCCCACCGATACGTTTTATCCCTTGTTGCCGGTGGTGCTGATGGACAGCGGCAATGTGTACGGCGAGCTGGACGGGGTTTATTTCATCACCGGCTTTAACAATGTGGTCGAGAACACGCTGACCATCGACGGTAAAACTTATGTGGTCATTCAGGATGTGGGGCGCACATCGTTTCCCGATT